CTTCCCTGTTACCAATAGATTGGTAGGTTTGATAAGTTGCCATTGTTTAAATTTCCTTAAATAAAGTTTTCAAATAACTTAGCAGCATCACGCACTTTGCCTGAGCCTTTAAGTTGTGCTTTTTGTCTTTGTTTTACATCGTTATTGCCTTTGGTCTGCTTAGTACCACTCTTAATCATCTTAGGAGCGTTGGCCACTTTCTTCTGAACACCTGGTTTAGATTTCTGTAGCTTGTCGTACATAGCGGCCTTATGCAATACAAGGACGTGTCGTGAGTCATAGACCTGAGATAACTCATCTTCTGTGAATCCCACTGATTTGCCGTAGTTACGAATCTCATTTCTGATTTGTTCGCCTTTAGCTTTGTCTGAAAACTCTGGTAGCACTTCTTTTAATTTTGCTGATTCATGAGCTATTTGTTGCTGCATGGCCTGAGCACCGTCTGCTTGTTGCTGTTGTGCAATGCGTTGTTGCTCGGCTCTTAAAGACTGTATCTGCTCACGTCTCTCTGTGTTCTCTGCAACTTTCGTTGCGTATGCTATCGGATCGTTTTCTTTTAAATATTGCATTTCCTCTTGAGAGTCATTATTAGTGCTTAATAACTGTTCAACAGCTTGCAACCTTTGAGCGTATGTATCTCTAACTTTTTTAGCCTCAACAATTGCCCTAGCTTCCGATTCAACTAACTTTCGGTTCTCTGCTAGCTCTTGAGTCTTTTTAGTGTAGTCTGATCCGAGTTGATAGCCAGATACTAATTCATCAAAGGTAACCTCTTTCTCTTCACCTGATGCTTTAACGGTGAATTTCTGGGGTGCTTCTTCTTCAGTCTCTTCCTCAACTTCGTCAGAATCTTCAGCTTCATAAGTTTCCTCTTCCGATTGCTCTTCGGATTCTACTTCTTCTTCTGATGCTTCTAAAGTTTCTTCTACAACTTCCTCTGATACGCTTTCTGAATTATCCTTTACAGGGTTCTCTTGGCTATCTAAGAAGCTTTCAAATCCACTTACCGATTCACTTACTGTTAGATTGCCACTTCCCTGTTCGGGAGTCATGGTTTCATCACTCATTTTGTATTACCTTTTATTCCTCTACGGGAGGTTACCGATTAGTAGGCAAGTGCCTATAATATCTTCCATGCCTTATCTTTTATCTCGCCTGTTTGTGCGATAGATTCAAGATTAGACATAATTTCGTTAATGGATCGTATGCGTTGGTATGCGTATTCTCTTAGTTCAGCTTCGTCATCACCCGAGTATTGGATCATCTGTAGCTGTGTGTCTTTCATTTCTTTCATAACTTCCTGGAACTCAGTGCTTCCCAGTATGTTTTTCATTGCTTCCGATAAAGTCATTACATACCTCTTTGGCTTACATCGTTAATCTTTTCTAATGCACTCATGAGCACTTTAGTTTTTTCTGTCTGGCTTGCATCGTTATTTTTCTGAGCATCCATCATAAGTTCTAGCTCTTTTAATGCTAGTTCTTTAGTTTGTTGAACCTCTTTCATTTGCAACTCTAGTGCATCTTTCTGGGCCTTGAGTTCCATTTGCTCACGATCTAACTGGAGTTTGGCCTGGTCCGCTTGCATCTTCATTTGAGCCTTCTGTATCTCTGCTTGTGCTAATGCTTCAGCAGCTTGTACTTGAGGGTCAGACTGTCCTTGTTGTGCTTGCTGTGCCATTTGTTGTGACTGCTGCTCATCAATTTCCATAAGGAATTGTGAATCGTCTTTAAAGCCAGCCATGTTTACAAACTTAGCTAACGTGTCTCTGTATTGCTTGAGGTTAACTAAGGGGTTACCTAGGCCGTACTGCTGAATGATCTGCTCTTGTTTGTCTAAGATCATTTGCATAGTAGCCAACTGCTCTTGTTTGCTTCCAGTACCAAGCCCTACATTTACCGATACGTTGTATTGTGTGTCCCATTCTCTGGGATCAAATGCAACAAACTTACCGTTAACATTAGCAATTTTTTCTTTTTGTTGGTACTTACATACCAGGTGCAATATACCTTTGAATAACGATGAAACACCTGTGTCTGCAAAGATACGTGCTATCAGTTCTAACTTACCTCCAGCTTGGCTCGTCATGGCTGCTACAGCGGTCGCTGTGACGTTTTGTAGAAGATCTGGGTTAAGACCTTGCTGAGAGTCAGAAACGCCTGTACGCTTCGCCTGGACACTGTCTAGGTACTCAAGCATAGGGAATGACTGATTAGCGTTAGATGTTACTTGCATAGGTACTAAAGCATTTGGGTTCTTAATTCTAATAACACCACCAGCAGTGGATGTTAGTAAGTCATCCATGTTTACTTGGCCTTCTACTGCACCAACTCGGTAGTTGTTAGTAAGGTAAAGGTTATCTAGCATTTGTCTAGTCACGGTGGACTTGATCAACTGTAGGTCCATGGCCCTGTCAGCTAATGACTGTCCAAAGAACTTGTGAGGGATCGGGATAGGGCACAATGAATGGAATGGAACGTAGTCACACTCTTCTTCATGTAGTATCTCGTTAGAGGCGTAACATACACGTCTCATCTCAGCTATACCGTCACCATCTAAATCTGTCTTGATGTAGCACTCATAGTATTCTACTGTCTGCAATGCAGGCTCTAGTGCTTCCATATCAGTAGGTAGTTCACCACGTGAATACCGTGCAATTCTTTCTGGAGAGAAGTCTAGTGAATCACCAGTTGCTAGTGAGTAAACTAAGTCTTCGTCATAACCCATAGCTACTAACTCGGAACGTGTCATCATCTTACGGTGAGCAGTAAACTCTGAGTCTGCTATGGATCTAGCTCGTTTAGATATTAGGAACTCTTCTGGCGGTACGTTTTCAATAACTACCTTGCCTTCACTTACAGCCCTAGATACTTTTATGTCGTGATACTTATTCACTGTTGGCGGTGCATCAACTAACTGCCCAGTCATTGGGTCCATTACAGGATCGTTCTCTATAATCTCTTCGGTTGTGCTTTGCGATACTATCTCAACCTCTTCGTCAGAGGCCACCATAGCTAACTCATCATCATTTAATTTAAAGTACCTTTCAATCTCTACGTCTTTCTCATCATTCCAGTATGCTTTAACCACACCAACCTTCTGGAGTAGTGCATCCTTAAACCAGTCGTGCATGATTTCAAAGCCATTGTTTTCTTTATTGAAGATGTAGTTAACGTAGTTAGTAGCCTGTTCAGCTTGCTCTTCTGACCCTTCTTTAGCTGGCTCAAATACTACCGCATCTTTAGAGCTGGTAAAAGTTTTAAGGATCTGTGGGAGTGCACCATCTATTACTTCTGCTACTTCACCTGTCACTATCTGTGACCTTCCAGGGACCTCATTGCCGTACTTCTCACGGAGATAGTATTCTAATGCTTCCTGGCGTTGGTCTGTTGTTTCTGTCTCTAGGTATCCGATGGAGTCATCTATCTCAGATTCTAGGTACGCTTTTAATTTGTTTTCATCTATTGCCATTTATACGATCCATTGGTTATTTTGTTGTAGAGGTTTATCCCATGAGGAAGCCTCGTTAGACATGCCGTCAACCACTGCACAAACATAACGCCAGGCATCTGCACCATGACTATACTCATCATGAAGTGGAGCACCAGGCTCTTGCGTTGTTTGGTTAATAGCTCTTCTATAATTCTTTAAGCATTCAATCAGTCGTTTGCTTTTATCAGCATCAAAGTAAGCTCTGCTAAAGGTCATCCTTGCAAGCTTGATGCCTGTCTCTATATCAGATCTAGGTATGATCTCAGTCTCCCATCCTAGCTTCTGCATAATCTCTTCAGCACTTGTACCGTACTTAAAGTCTTTGTTTCTAGCATCATGGGGTAAGTACATCGTTCCCCAGTTGTGGTTTAACTTTTTCAACTGATCAGAGTAGCTGTCTAGTGTCCTGTGATCGTCTTCTATGTAGTCAATCACTCGGATCTCCGATAGTGATCTCTGGCATAGGATAATAGACATAGAATCATTCCATCCTAAGTCCATAACAACGTGAGTCTTTAATAAAGCATCACTTGGTATATTAGTTACCCGTCCTTCCTCTTGGGCCAATCGTATCTCATTGTGATAGATAGCACCGTCTGCTGCAGCTTTAGTGTCGCCTTCCCAGATGTTTGCATAGTCTTCTGGATTCTGAGACATACACCTGGCACGTTCAATCTCTAATACTGTAGGGAACCAAGGGTTATCCGAGTAGTTAACCTTCTCTATGCGAGCGTTAGGAGGCTTGTTAATGACGAAACGCTTGTAAGTCTCATCAGTGTCCATGTAAGGGTTAAAAGTCACCCAGATCTCGCTGCCAGGCTTCCTGATCGTAGGTATTAATATGTCCCATGATCTCTTACTAACTGTTTGTGCTTCCTCTACCCAAACAACCTCAACACCCTCAAAAGATTTTATACTCTCAACAGTGTTGGTTGCTAGGCCTGCAAAGCTAAATTCTGTACCGTTCACACCTCGTATGGAGGTCTCTATGACCTCGTAAAAGTCTCCGAGGCCTAAGTCCTGTATCTGATCTTTAAGCAGCGTATGGACCGATTGCTTGATACTCTTCTGGACTTCCCTTGCACAAAGAATACGCATCGGATTCTCTGTACCTTTAATCAGTAAAGCTCTTGCAAAGTTCCATGACTTACCAGAACCTCTACCACCGTAAGCTACCTTAAAGCGATGTGGTTCAAATAGCCATTTAAGTTTATTCGGAAACTTTTGATTGGACATCAACGAACTCTACTTTGAGGTTGTTAGTTAGTGATCCATCGGATGATGTGATATCTGTTTGGCTCTGGACCTTCCCTTCTATGCGATCTAGGACCATATCAATCGCTTTTGTGTCTCCCTCTTCGGCTTTCTGCACTAAAGCTTCCATAACTCTTCTAGCTCTTAACGCATCATCCTGAGTAATAATCCTGTTCAGGGTATCTTTTAATAACCTATTCTTTTTACTAGAGAAGTTGTTTCCTAGGCTTGCTTCTCTAGCCTTCTCTCTAGCTAATGCTAATTGTTCTTCTTTAGTCATAATGTTTTAAACTCGGTTAACTTCCCTTCATAGATTCTATAACTTTTTTCTTCATTAAGTCCAATGCTTTCGGGTCGCTGCCTATACTATTTATTACTGAGTCTATGTTATTACCACCGTCACCAACGTATCCATCAAAAGGAGTTCTACCGCTCTGCTCATAGAATCCTGGTCTTGTTGGCTGTTGCATTGGAGTAACTTGAGGAACAGCTTGAGGGGCAGCTTGTTGAACGCTTGGTAACATCATAGATCCACCGTCTATATCTCCAGAGTTGTTACGCATCATTTCGTATTCATTTGGAGTTAACTGGCCACCCATTTGCATTCCATAATCTTGTAAACTTTGAGGTCCTTGGCCTACCCCAGCGTAGTTTTTCATTCTTTCATATTCATTTGCCGTCATCTGGCTACCAACTTGCTCTCTTAGCTGATCTATATAATCTTTCTCAGTCATAGAATTTACTATACCTGCTGCATCCAGCTCCATACCTGTTCTTGGCTGTTCGTTACCAGCTAACAAATAATTAATTAAATTATCCAGATTAATATTATCTAATTCCATGTTATTTTTCTTCCTTTAATTGTTGCATTCTATATAGTCTTGCATCTCTTGATAACTTAAACCACTCATCAATATCTTCATAAGTTCTTTTACAGCTTATGCACTTTGGTGTTCCGTCAGTATCATCTACTATCTTGCACACCCCGTTACAGGGTGAGTCGTCTACCATTTAACTTTGTTAGCCCAGTAAGCTGCTGACATCTTACCTTTTGCTATATTCTTTGCGTGTCTTGCTTTAAATGAGTCGCTTCTAGCTGTAGATTTTTTATCACCTGATACGCCTTGCTGGCCAAACCTAATAAGCTTTTCTTTACTGCCTTCCTTGGCTAGTACAGCGTGTGACTTTGTCTTGTGTCCTGGTGTTCGTTTTGGTTTATTGTATCCGCTGAAAGTTTCTGATCCTTTTTTAATGGACATTACACACAATCTCCTATTGCTTCAAACCATCTTCTTAATTCTTCAAGTTTATCCTCGTGAGCTTTTGGCTCTTGATCAGATGTACTCTCCACGTTGTATCCTTATAGGTCCTATGTTAATTAAAAAGTATTCTACTTGGTCTTTTGAACCGTCTTCATACTCTAA